TTCTAGGACTATGTATGCTTATTTTTATAGCACAAAAGGAAGGTAATTCTGGACGCACCGCGTAAAGTAGAAGCAGAAGTGGTTTTGGTGAGCGAAAGTTCCCCGATCCCCCCAACTCCCAAACCCCAAAATTCTCAACTTTCAGACGTAGTCGAGGAAAAAGAGTACATCCCGAAAGACATAACCGAGGGGGACAAGTCACTCATAGCCCTCCTGAACCAGGCCCCCCGATTCCAAGAAAGAATCCTGGAATTGAATCGGGAGAACCCTGCGATGCTGGCTCTCGACGAAATCACGATTAAAACCCGACACCCCGACAAAATTACTCTCACAGTCCAGCGGCTGCGCTCGGCACTTTGGATCGAGTTTGAGGCGGCGATCATCAACAATCGGATGATGAAGGTGAAACAAATCTGGGGAGGAGTATGCGGCCAGGATATGTTCAAAACGATCATCGAAGATGACGTTCGGCTTTCATACCTGCTGTGCCCGCCGCCTGATTATGTTGCCATGCTCAAAGAAGCCCACCATGCAGGGCTTGAGAAAATGCGAGAGATTTTATCTGCTCGGGTTGTGGATGAGGAAGGGTATTTGATTCCGAAGGCGGCAGAAGTTTTACTCAAGACGTATGCTTTACTCGATGCGCGGCTTAAGGGCGCGATTGTTCAGAGAATTGACCAAAGAACTCTTACGGCCAACCTCACTCCCGATAAGGGAGTAGCCACTGGTCAAGCAACGAGTATGGAGGAGTTGAACAGGCAGCTCGAGTCGGTGAAGATGAGGCTCGGGGAATTAACTCAGCACCCCCGACACCCAACGGCTGCAGAGCTGGAGGAATCTACAAAGGGGTTGGATATTCAGAGTGAAGGAGTCGTAGTCGGTGGACATCGAACAGCCAGAACCAATGGTTATTAGCATCGACACACGCTCCGAGTTTTTGGAGTTTGTGAAATCTTCGATTGCGGAAATCGGGATCGTTAGAACAAGACAGTTTCTGATTTCCGAGGGAGAACATCCGACCTTTGTAAAAATGATAATCAGGAGAGCTGTCCGTGGTTATAACTATTGGCGATGATTTCATCTACCAGGCAAAAGATTTCGAACACTTGGTGAGCGAGGTTGCGTTTAAGTTTCTCAAACAGAGGAGAATAGACATTGTCACGGGTAAGGTGAAGAAAGAGTTTCGGGGGAAGTTCAGATCGCGGTTGCGAAGAAGAATTAAGAGTCAGTTTGCGTGGGCTTACATAAAATATTGCTACCATCTGACGGAAAAAGGAGTAGTGGGTGAAGAAAGAACTGAGCGACTCAGAGCTTTTTACGCTGAAGCAAGAAGAGTTGCGGATACAGAGTTTAAAGCTAAAATTGAGACAGGAACTCCCTCACTTGTACGGCTTTCCGTGGTACAGGTGGGCGAAGGAGTATTTCGATTCGACGAATCGGATGTGCTTTCTGACTGCAGGGAATCAATTGTCCAAAAGTTCCTCGCAAATAAGAAAATGTATCGACTGGGCAACGGACAAGAAGAAATGGAAGACTCTGTGGCCGAACTCTCTGACTAATCCCAACCTATTCTGGTATTTTTATCCGTCCCTTCCAATTGCACACGAAGAGTTTATGCTGAAGTGGAAACTCTTTCTTCCAAGTGGTGATATGAAGAAAGACCCGATTTATGGGTGGGAAGAGACGTATAAGAATGGGCACGTTGAGAGTATCGTGTTCAATTCGGGTGTTACGATTATTTTTAAAACTTACGAACAAAAAGTAGTGAATATCCAGACGGGCACAGTCTATGCAATATGGCTCGACGAAGAATGTCCCCTTTCACACTGGCCTGAAATTCAGGCGCGGGTGAATGCGACAGATGGGTATATCAGCAGCGTGTTCACGGCCACCATAGGCCAGGAATATTGGAGACTTACTCTTGAGGGAAAGGGCGAGCAAGAACTTTTCCCCGAAGCAGATAAATGGAGAGTCACCCTGTTCGATTGTCTCTATTATATGGACGGAACTCCGAGCCCCTGGACCTTTGAGAAAGTAAAACGAGCGATAGCACGTTCATGCTCAGACCCGAGTACACAGAAACAGGTCATGGAGTTCACTGAGCTATCTCCGTTAAAAAAGTTTACTCTTTCATTGAGTGACTCGGAAGTTCAGCGTAGGATTTTAGGTAAGTTCGTTTTAGCAGGGGGCAGAAAGTATGAAGCTTTTCGCAGAGAGCGCAATATGGTTCCTTCTCATCCAATACCTAGTAATTGGTTGTACTATGGTGGAGTTGATTATGGTTCTGGCGGGGAGAGTGGACACCCGAGTGCGGCAATCATCGTTGCGGTATCTCCTGATTTTACAACTGGTAGGGTTATTCGCGCTCGTCGTCCAGACGGGATACTTACTACGGCTAAAGATTTACTTGATATCTATCGTGAGTTGCGTGGGGACTTAGTGATGATGCGACAGGTGTACGATTACGCCTGTAAAGACTTCCACACTTTTGCTACGGCCGCGCATGAAAGTTTTGAAATGGCTGAGAAATCTCACGAACTCGGAGTTCCGACAATCAACAATCTTTTTAAAATGGGGGCCTTGTCAATTTTTGAAGACGACCCCGAGTTGGAGAAGTTGGCGACAGAGTTAATGACTGTGCAACTCTCCACGCCCAAGAATAAAGCAAAGGACGACCTTTGTGATGCCCTTCGCTATGTTTGCATGGCGATACCTTGGAACTGGAAAGTTTTGGACGAGAAATTTAGGGAACTTGAAGCCCCCAGGGAGCCCGCTAAACCTGAAGTTCTTTCGGAGCGCGAACAGCAGCGGGTTGAGTTTTTATCTAGCGTAATGCAAGGAGGGAGTTCTGACTTTAGTATTGACGAACACTTAAGTGAATGGAACTCTATGTTAAATGAATTTGACACCTGAAAGCATAATTAGCATAATTGAAAAATGTTCTGGGACTGTGAAAAGGATTAAAATTCACGGCAAGAATATAGAAATCGAATTTATCGAGCCGCACCAGCCGATAAAATCCGAGCCTTCGACGCACAATCAAGGTCAATACCAAGTAAGCGGTGAGATTATTCCGATTCCCCCCGATAAAGTTGCTCCAGAAGTAAAAGACGAGGGAATTGAGCAAGAAGTCCTAGATACCGCAGAGCTAATTGACGAATTGAATGTAATAAATCCTTCACAAATGGAAGATTTAATCGCTCTAAAAGAGGTTGTGCGTGGCGAAGAAAATCAAGAAAATAGATGATCTAAATGCGTTGGCAGATGCTTTTGAAACTTCTACGAAAGAAATTCTGGCAGAACAGCGGTCTAACTCGATGCTGGTTGCTGGTAATCATTACTCCTCTCGTAATGCAGAAAGTTGGTCGAGACTTCGAGACCTTCGAAGTATTCCCATTGAGCAAAGAGTTCGTCTCACGAAAAATCACATACAGAAGGTTACGAAAACTCATGTAAATAACCTCACATCGAACTCCCCCGCTTCTAAAGTTACTCCCCGAGACGAAAAATCTATTCAATCAAGAAAAGCAGCAGAGCTAAACGATTCAGTTTGGCAATACGCTTACGACACTCTTGAAATGCAACTCAAAACAATTTCTTTTGCTCAGGATTACATTGAGCTGGGTGAGTGCGCGACAAAAGTTTTCTGGAATCCGTATTATGGAAAAGTGGTAGCTTACAATCAAAAGATGGACGACCAGGGGAGTCCGATGACAGATGAACAGGGACAACCTGTTCCAGACGAGAAAAGCCCCCAGTACGAGGGACGCTTAGAGATTGAGGTTTTGGTTCCCACAAATATCGGGGTTGATCCGAACTGCTCAAGATTTGCAGATGCTGCCTGGGTTTTAATTCGAAAAATGATCCCTACAGATAAAGCAAAGGAACTCGTGGGAAATGATCCCGATAAATTGAAATTTATCTCGGATACTAAAAAGGATCAGACAATGCTCTTCGACCCTGCTGTAAGCGATTACACGACGGGGAAAGATATGACAATGATTCGGGAGTTTTACTTCCGACCTTGCGCGGAGTATCCTCAGGGATACTATTTCATCACGACAAAAGAAGGAATTTTATTCGAGGGAGAGCTTCCTTTTGGAATTTTTCCGATTGAATACGAAGGATTTGATCGAATCGCGGGAAGCCCCCGACACAGATCAATCATCAAACAATTACGGCCGTACCAGATTGAAATCAATCGTACAGCCTCTAAAATTGCAGAGCATCAGATCACTTCTGATGATAAAATTCTTCTCCAATATGGAACAAAGTTATCGACAGGGGTAAATCTTGCGGGAATCCGTACGATTCAATTCTCTGGTGCTAAACCTGAGATTTTAGAGGGTCGTTCAGGGGCTCAATATGTTGAATATATGCTGGGTCAGATTCAGGAAATGTACCAGGTGGGTATGATTCAAGAAGATTCAGAACTTCTGGATCAAAAAGGTGCAGACCCAATGGGTCTTTTATTCCGATCAGTTAAGGCTCAAAAAAGATTTTCTACCTACGCTGAAAAGTTTGAACATTTTTTAAAGCGTGTTTGTAAATTGTATTTAAAACTCGCAAAAGAATACTTAGATGAAACTATGCTGATTCCGATGGTTGGAAAATCTGAGGCTGTCAATATTGCTGAGTTCAAGAATACAAATGACCTGGATACAGTAATAAAAGTTGTCCCCATGGTTGATGACATCAATACTATGTGGGGAAAGTGGTTGTCGATAAATCACATGATTCAGTTCGGTGCAAATCAACTGGACAAGGAGACTATCGGACAACTTGCGAAGAATCTTCCGTTTGGAAATTTCAAAGAGATTTTTGCGGATGCTACCCTTGATTACGATACTGTCAGCAACTTCATGCTTGCAGTTGAGCGCGGAGAGCAGCCACAGCCCTCTCCTTCTGATAACAAGCCATACATGGTTAAAAAGTTAGAGGCAAGAACTCGTCAGAGTGATTTTGCGATACTTCCTCAAGAGGTTAAGCAATACTACTTCCAGGTCATTGACCAATACAATCAGATGATTGCACAGGAACAAGATGAAATCCGCAGGGCTGAACAAGGATTTATTCCCACAACGGGACCTTTGGTTCGCACAGATTTAAAAGCGGAAGTTCCGAATGCTTCGGGTGGTATGAAGACTGTATCAAAGTCATATCCAATCGACGCCTTAGCTTGGCTGGATAAACAGCTCCAAGCACAGGGCACTTCAGTTGAAAATTTAGCCGAGTTATCGCAGGCTTCACAAGCTCAGATAGCTGGGAAACTAAATCAGATGCCTATTCAAAGTGGGCAAACATTAACACCTACTGCGGGACAACCCTCGCAGCAGCAACAAGTCCCTAACCAATAGGGCAAGGAGAATTAAATGGCTGAAATGGACGCACAATCCACAGCACAAGAAACCCAAACGCCAACCACAGCGGAGTCAGCTTCTCAGGCTTCTACTCCAGCGGCATCAGCGCAAGAAACGCCCGCACAGTCTTCATCGGCTGCTGCAGACGGAGCCCAGGCTGGTGACCCCGCACAGTCTACACCCCCGTGGACACCCAACTTTAAGTTTAAAGCTGGTGGAAAAGAGCATGAAATAGGCGAGGCGTATCGCGGGATCATCAAAGATCAAGCTACCCTTGACGAAGTAAAACGCTTACACGAGAAGGCCTATGGTCTCGATTCTGTACTCAAAAGTAGAGAGTCGATGGAACATCAATTACAGTCGCTCGCTCCTAAACTCCAAGAATATGAGACAGTGACTAAAAACTTCGCTAGACTATCTCACTTTGTTGAGAACGGCGATTTTGACAGCTTCTTCGAGGGACTTGGCATCTCCGAAGAGCAAATTGCTCAGTGGGTTCAACACAAAATTGAACTTGCGAACGCTCCGAAGCACGTTCAAGAAGCTTACGCTAAAAATCGTCAGCTTCTCGCTCAGACTTTTGATCGTGAGCAGGAAAATCTTTCTCTACGAAGCCAAGCCAGTGAAATCGAAAAGGCGAGAGCCTACGGAGCTGTTTACGAGACAGTTTCTTCTTTGGCCCCTGATTTTGCATCAGCGTATGACGCAAAAATGGGTGAAGGTGCTTTCATAGAGGCAGTAATCAACAAAGGTGTTCAAATTTTGAATGCCACGGGCTATGAGCCTCCAGTGGAGAAAGTAGTCGCGCTCTTGCAAGATGAATTGCAGAGATTGGGCTTCGCAGCCCAGGCTCCGCAGCAAATGCAGGGGATGCAACAGGCTACTCAACCACAGGCTCCTACAGGAGTAGCTCCGACACCAAAACCCGCCATTCCAGTAATTCCTGCTGGTGGCAAAAGCCCCGTCCAGACGCCGATCAAGTCCATGGAGGACCTGAAAAAACGAGCGGCTGCTTTCGGGGTCTAAAGAAAGGAGACTTAAATGTCTACAACTACACGCACGTTTAGCAATATGCTAAACGAGTATATCACAAACGATCTTATGTCAGAAGCACTCTTGAAGCGCGACTGGTTTGTTCAAAACGTACCGAAGGACAATGGCTGGAAAGGTGGAACCATTCCTGTGCCGTTCTACGGGACTAAGGCTTCTTCGATTAAACTCGGGTCTTTGACTGACGAGAACGATGTTGCAAAACATAAATACGTTCGCGGTCAAATCTTGGGTTACAAAGAGGCGTGGGGAACTCTTAAGTTCGAACACGGCGATTTGATCGACCACGATGGCGCAGTGAATGAGAAATCATTCCTCAAAATCTTGCCGAAGCAAATCGACGAATTCGGTGACTTAATGAAGGAACAAATGTCAAAAATGCTTTTGACTGGTCCTACCATCTGTAAGTTCACTTCAATCGCAGCCCCCTTAACTGGTGTTGGTGTTGTTGATCGTATCGACCGCTTGGTCCTTGACCAAAAAGTTGAACTTATCGACGACGACTCAGTGGCAGTTTCGGCTTACGTCCGTTCTATCAACTTGAACACAAGCGAAGTTGAACTCTACACTTTGCGAACTGGCGGTGCCCCCGTCGATTTGACCAACTACACTGTAGGTCAAAATGCTCGTCTGGTTTATGATGGCGGTTCTTCTGGAACAAACGCTTTCTCAAACTTGCGCGATATGCTGTTGTCTCAGGTTAATGGCGGCTCGGCTAACTTGTACGGACAGCTCAAAGTAGCTTACCCGTACTTGCAAGCTATCAATATTTCTGCAGCTTCTGCAGGATACTTGCCAGGTCCCGCAAACGTGGCGACTGTTAAGTTGTCAATCTTCAACGCTTACAACGAGATTCGTAAAAAAGCTCGCGGTAATGCGAACACAGTTTTGATGTCATTCAAGCACTTAGGTTCTTTGATGGCGTCTCTTGAAGATCAAAAGGGTGCATTCAAAGTTTCTGCGACTTCTGAAAAAGCTTCGCTTTATGGTTGGACTGAAATCACAATCACTTCAGTTCGCGGTACTTTGAAAGTTGTTGGAATCCAGGAAATGGACGACGACGTTATCATGTTCCTCGACATGGAAGCAGTGATGTACTACTCGAATGGCGAGCTTATTCGTAAGCGTGTTGCTCCAGATGGAAAGCAATACTACGAAAAGCGTGACCTTACAGGGTACTACTACTTACTTGATATGGCAGCTTTGGGAGAACTCGTTCTCTTGGCTCCTACCAAGTGCGGTATCATGTACGGACTCACATAAGCTAACGCTTAGAATGGGGGAGGGTCCCTCCCCCTTTTTTCTTTGAGGGGCAAAATTGAAATTAGACTTACTGACCAAAGAAGTTGAAGACCAGATCGCACGAGAGAACTTTGTTCGAATCAAGCGAGAGTTGGAGGCCCAGCAGATTCTGCGGGGTCAGTGGCGGTTCTTTGAGACAGAGTTCACCCAAACAGGGGTGAAAGTACCAGTTAAGCATAATTTGAGCTTTGTTCCAAGAGACATCATCATTTTGTCGGCAGAAGGCGACAGAAATTTTTATTTCAACTACGAAAATTTTGACGACAAGAACCTCTATGTTACCATTAGTAAGCCCGTAAGAATCCGTTATCTCGCGGGTCGCTATACCGATCCAGGGTATAAAGAGAGCAAAAAGGATTTTGCTTTTGTTTCCCCGCCGCAGGGTGGAGAACCTACTTGGTACACAGGGGCTGGAAATCCTACTGTTGGACTGGGAACGGCGGGGGACTTTTTCCTCAACACAAATTCTAAAGAAGTGTTTTTAAAAGTCTCGAATGCGTGGGTCTCCCAGGGATATTTGCAAAGTTCTATCCCCAGCACTTCTCTTCAGCTTACTGAGATTGTCCCCGTAACTGTGGTGGCAAACACTTGGACAAACGTACCGCTCGCAACGATAAATAAAATTTCAGATGTGACTATTTTTGATTCGGCTCACTCTGAAGAAGTTCAACTTGCCTGGAGACTCTTGCCTGGGTTGGCACAGGTTGAAATTTTGAGTAAAAAGCCGAATACTTATACTGTTCACGTTGAAGGTTATAAAATTTAAAAGGAGGCCGTATGGCACAAAAATTATTTCAGGTTGATATCAACCTAGATGGAAACGAACTAAAAAATGTCGTGGTAGACAAGGTCACAACAGACCCCGTATCACCCGCCGTAGGGCAGTTCTGGTACAATACGACTGTTAATAAACTGAAGTATTACGATGGAACTTCTGTTCGCATTATCGCATCAGAGGCATACGTCACAAATGCAATCAATCAACTCGGGCAAATTCAAGGCGGTTTTTCTGCTGTCCCTGGACTTCTTCCTGTTGCTGGCGACAAAACTCAAGGTGACTTAACCGCGATTAAAAAAGGTGACTACTGGGTAATTACCGCAGCAGGAACAATCGCGGGCATTGAAGGTTCCGATGTACTGTCCGTTGGCGACATTATTCAGTTTTACGGATCAAATCCTGCAACTGCATCCGACTGGTTAGGCATCCAAAGAAATCTCGATGACTCTGCGATTGGAGATACAAAGACTGAACGGCAGACAGTGAATCTTGTTGCAAATACACCCTTAAACGTGAACGCAGCTACGATCACAGATATTTTTTCTGTGCAGACTTACAACTCAGCAGGTGAAGAAATTATTGTCTCTATTTCTAAGCTCGGTCCCGCAAACCAAGTAACTTTAGAGTCAAAAAAATCTTTAACTGGCGTGAAAGTTGATTTGGTCGGTAAAGCTTAATGGCTAAGAAGTTCGACACAGACATTGATTTAGAGGGGGTTGCGAGAATTTTAAATTCTCTCGACCCTGTGAATCCGCAGGATTTAACTACCCGTAGCTGGGTAATCAATACTGCTGTCGAACTCTATTTTTCTACGTTCGCCCTATTTCCTATCACGGGAGATGCCACAAAAATTTATATCGCCACAGATACCAACTTAGTTTATCGCTGGAATGGAACAGCGTATGTGGCTATCGGAGGGACCGCTACTGCGGCGGGAGCAAAAGGAGATATTCAGTTCAGAGGAAATACAGTCGGCTCTTTTGCTGCCGCCTCAAATAGTTTTTTAAATTGGGATGACAATAAAATTTCTCTACAAGTTGGCACTACTCCCTCTGCGTCTGTCGCTGATGCTCTAATTACTCAAGCTAAAAGTGTAAATGGCTATGTTCAGTCTATACTACAAAATACAAACCCAGGGCCGCAAGCATCTACTGATTTTGTAGCCATGAATAATCTTGGCGCGGATTCTTCATACTATATTGATATCGGGATAAACTCGTCCAACTACAACGACCCTTCTTATCCCCTTAGTTTGGCAAATGATGGTTACTTATACACCGAGGACGCAAATTTAACGATAGGTACGGACACTGCTGGAAAATATCTCTTATTTCATACTGGCGGTTTTGGTTTAACAAATGAGAGAATGAGAATTATTGATGCTGCTGCGGCAAAAGACGCGCAGATAAAACTTAGTTCCCACCTTTTACTCTTAGCAGACACCACAGCTAACCGACCGACAACCCCTATAAATGGAACTCTTCGCTATAATTCTTCAAATAATAAATTTGAAGGTTACGAAAACGCTACTTGGAAAAATTTAATTTCTGAGATTTACACACATAGGGTAACAGTCGCGCAAACCGCCAACAATACGAACTGGCAGAACATAACCCAACTCACCTCTGTATCTCTTCCTGTAGGAAATTACAGAATAATGGGGGTAATTAAGTTTCAGTCTGCCGCCACAACTACGGGTATTGGGCTACGTTTTAACGTAGGAACTGCAACAGTCTCAGATATTCTCGCTCAGTGGAGTATTCCTACTGGAGCAGACGGGGCAGCAAATAACACTTATGATGCTACTCAACGGACTACTGGGGATATAATTCTTGGGACTTCTGTCGGAGCAGCCAATACCAACTATGCTGCTGTGGTAGAGGGATTTTTTACAGTATCCGTAGCAGGAACAGTTCTCCTACAAATGCGATCTGAGGTTGGTGGAAGTGTTGTGACTGTTGGTGTAGGTTCATTTATAAAAATCGAGGCTCTGCCATGATAATTATTAACGGACAGGAAATAAATACTGAGCAAGAATTAGAGGCGGCGATTGCTGATTTGAACGACTACAATAAAGACGTTCTTCGCGCAGAGTTCTTCGGGACCGCTTACCCAACCCCGCCTCTTTCATGCACAGTCCCCCTTGTCCTAACCCCGCGCCAAATACGTTTAGAACTTTTGGAACACGGGATCACAGAGTCGGATATGGATACACTTTTGAATACACTTCAGAGCCCTACTAAAGAACAGGCTTTGATTGAATGGAAATATGCCCTTGAATTTAGGTGGGATAATCCGCTCTTAAACCAGGTGGCGGCTATGCTCAATTTTACTCAGGATGACATAAACCATTTATTCATAGATGGGGCTACAAAGTAATGACTAAACTTGACGGAAAAGATATTAAATATGAAAATTGATAGGGGGCAAAAATGATTACACTTTCATACGGGTTTAAAAAACCAGAATTAAAAGATTTGGGGCCTGTAGTTTTCCCCGCTCTTGAGGACAACTGGCAGCAGGTAAACGACCATGACCATGATGGCCTAAACTCCGCAAAAATAAATATTGACGCGAATCTTCCTTTGCAGACAGGAAATGCAGGGAAGTTTTTGACCACAAACGGAACAGTTTCAAGCTGGGCGACAGTCGCTGTAGGTGAAGTGAACACAGCTTCGAATGTCGGCGGCGGTAACGGATTATTCAAACAGAAGTCAGGCGTAGACTTAGAGTTTAAAACGCTGGTTGCGGGAGCGAACACAACAATCACACCTGTCGGCGATACCTTGGTGATCGCATCTTCCTACGTTGATACAGGTGAAGTGAACACTGCTTCAAACGTAGGTGGTGGCTCAGGACTCTTCAAGCAGAAATCTGGCGTCGATCTTGAGTTTTATACTCTCGCGGCGGGCTCTGGTGTTTCTCTGACTCAGGTCGGAGACACAATTCAAATTGCTTCGACAGTTGTCCCTGGAGAATCGAACACCGCCTCAAACGTGGGCGGTGGTTCAGGTTTGTTTAAGCAGAAAGTTGGAGTTGATCTTCAATTCTACACACTTGCTGCAGGGTCAGGAGTTTCTCTTACACAAGTCGGCGACACTGTTCAAATCGCCTCAACAATTGTTCCTGGTGAGTCAAATACCGCCTCCAACGTGGGCGGTGGTTCAGGTCTTTTCAAGCAAAAAACAGGGGTAAATCTTGAGTTTTATACTCTTGCTGCAGGTTCTAATATCACCCTCACCCAAGTTGGAGACACCATTCAGATTGCGTCTACCGCTTCTGGTGCGAACACCACTCTTTCAAATCTCGGCGTCACAGCAATCAACTCTTCGCTGGTCTCTGCTGCGGATAATACGCTTGACCTCGGTTCTACTACGAATAGGTGGTTTAATATTCACGGCCAAGTAATAAGTGGATATTCTCAGATTGGCTGGAGAGATTTTGCTACGGCCCTCCCGATCCTGAATATGTTTGCCACAGCTTTCTTGACCGCAACCAATGGCGCGTTCATAAGCGGCCCGCACCAGAATTTAGGCGTGACGTATGATGCGTTTGGATTCCGAGGAAGAAATGCCAACGTAGGCGTAGCGTCTCTGCCAATCATTATCGGTACAGGTAATGGCGGCACAGGTGCAAACTCGGGTGGAATTTTACTTCAAACAGGAACCTCAACGGCAACCCGAGGAAAAATTCAGTTTAAAGATGGGACCGAGGGAACTGCTGGTCACGTTTGGACATCATCAGACACGAATGGTAACGGACGTTGGCAGGTTCTTCCTGGCGCAAGTATTACGGCTGGTATGTTTGTCAAGGCGTACTCCTCGACGGGATTTAACAACGTATTTGCTCCGAGCTATCAGGATTTCCCGATGGATACCCTCGTTGAAGATACCCACAGTATGTATAACACAGGGAATGGTGAAATCACTATCCCACTCTCTTACTCGGGTCAGGCTCGTGGGATCATTACACTTACGTTGTGCTTAAATTCTTCTGTGCAGACTTCGTACATCAGAACGCAAATTTATAAGAATGGTTCATTCTATGGATACGGAGCCGCATTCAACAACACAGGCGTAAATAATGCTAATGAAATTTATCAGGGCACTTTCCATGTGACGGGTGTCGCAGGAGATAAGTTCAAAGTAGGGTACTACAGTAATTCAAATAACTTTATGGCTGGTGGGGCAGGAGCGAGCCGCATAGACGTTTCATTCTTCCCTAAATAAGGAGTCGGTATGAACTATAGAGAATTTTCTGCTTGGTTTCTTTCTGGGGTGGTGACAGTGTTGGTTGTAGTCCTGGGTTACTTCGGGGGACAGTCCCTGGAAGAACTCAGGAATATCCGAAAAGAGATGACAGATTTAAATATAAAATTAGTGGCTGTCATGGGCAATCAGGAGTTTCAGGATCGCCGAATTGAGAAATTAGAATCAAAAGTCGAGAAACTGGAGAATATAAAGCGATGAAAATAGACAGGAGAACCCTCACCTATGTATCCTCAATTATGGTTGCCTTTATCATTTACAAGGCAGTTGAGGCTAATCAGTGGCTGGTCGCTTCTGTTGTGGCAGGAATTTATCTTGCTTTCGCTTTTGGTGCGGATAAATTGGTGATAGATTTTAAGTCAAAAAAGGTGGAAATTGATGACACCGATAAAGAGTAGCTTCGTTGTTGCAACTATTTCTTTCGGCCTGGGCTTTTTAGCCTGCCTTTCTACTTTTAAAAAACCCGAGCCCGAGATTAAATACGTCGAAAAAATCGTTGAGGTCGAGAAAAAATCTGCGGTCATACACAGAAAGATTCAGATTCTTCCTGATGGAACAGTGAACGCCACCGAAGATGAGCTTACAGAGTATCTTCGGAACGTGAATAAGATGACAGCTCTGGAGAGCAAGAAATCAATCCGCAAAGAAGTTTTGTTGTTCAGGTCTGTCAAAAGCGTCGGAATTCATGTAAAATATGACTTCACTGAAAACTTAACTGGCGGGGCTGGATATTTCCACGAGCCCTTTATTTCTGTAGGATTGAGGTTTTAATGTTTCAGTTTAAAGCTCTTGAATTAAAAGAATTTAACGGCGGGATGACTGATGACTACATCAATGCCGAATTAAATCAGTCGCAAATTGTCTGGAATATGTTTGTGCTTGGAAACAAAAATCTTCGCACCCGCTTCGGCACAGAGTTGGATTCAACTGCTCCTGGTACTGAGCAGATTCCCTCGCTCACGCCGCTTGTCGGCCAGAATATTCACTCGCTGATAAATTATTATTACGACGATACTCTTTTTGTTCACTCAGGACCTGATCTTTTCTACCGAAATCCTGTGAATTGGACTCAGGTTCTCGGACCTACTGGAAATCAGCCTTTTTTCTACACTACTGAGTCACAGCATATCGCACACACTCAGTGGAATGG